AACAAACAGCAGTTATATGGTTAACAAACTATATGAAAGCAAATTTTCATTTGACTGATGAATCAATAGAAATATTTGAACAAGCCAAACAAATGGAAAAAGAGCAGATAATGGAAGCATTCAAAATTGATGACAATGGACTTGGTAACGATGAATGGGCTGAACAATATTACAACGAAACTTATAATGAACACTAAATCAAATAATATAAGACTGGCAATTGATTGGATCAATAATGAATTATCAATAGATAATAAATCGGTAAGTATTAATAATTGTATTTTAATCAATGACTTACATTATTTTTTAAAAGCACAATTGGAATTATTGCAATCTGATTTTGATATTTCAGTTAAAAGTGCATATCGTAGAATCAAAAAACTTAAAGACTATTTTAATGAAATTAACAGATAAAATAGAAATTACCAATGAAAATAATATGGATTTAATGGCACGTTATCCTGATAATTACTTTGATTTAGCAATTGTTGATCCACCATATGGTATTGATGTTACTAAAATGACTCTTGGTAATGGAAATAAAAAAGTAAATAGAGGTACTTCAAATTGGGACTCTAAAACTCCAAATCAAGAATATTTTAATGAATTATTTAGAGTTTCTAAAAATCAAATTATATGGGGAGCAAATTATATGATTGATAAAATAAAAAAACCAAGTATGTGTTGGTTATTTTGGGACAAAGGAAATGGAGATAATGATTTTAGTGATGGAGAGTTAGCATGGACTTCTTTTGATAAAGCATTAAGAAAGTTTAAAAAGACTTGGGTAGGTGCTAATGCGAAAGATTATTTTGGTAGAGTTCATGCTACTCAAAAACCTATTGATTTATATAAATGGATTTTAGATAAATATGCCAAAGAAAATGATAAAATACTTGATACACATTTAGGATCTGGAAGTATAGCAATAGCTTGTCACGATTATAACTTTGAACTGATTGCATGTGAATTAGATAAAGAATATTACGATAATGCAATTAAAAGAATACAAAATCATGTAGCACAACAAAAACTATTTTAAAATGAAAAATCTTAATGACAAAACTATGGTGACTTATGTTGGATTAATAAATGCTTTAATAGATATCATGGAAAATGATTTTTCTAAATCAGTATTTAATAAGCAACAGATTAAATTTAAAACTCAAAATCTATTAAGTGAGTTTAAGAAAATAGAAGATAAATTATTTCCGCCTGGAGATCATGGTGAAGCCTCCACACAATATATTGATGCTGGAACTATTATGCTTAAATTCTTTAAGCTTGGCATGGAAATGACAGAACTTGATAATCATAAGCAAGAAGGATTAAATACGCAGTTGAATATATTATTTAAAAATTATGGAATCAAATTTGAATAATCAAAAAAATTATTTATAATTTTACATAAAATTAAATCTAATGGAAGATACACCGGACTACGATAAGGAACTTGAAGAATTAGCAGATTTTGATATGAGTATTGAAATGGTAAACCATCCAAATCATTATCAAGGTCAAGGATTAGAAGCAATTGATGTAATTGAATCATTTAATTTAGGATTCAATATTGGTAATGTTATCAAATATCTTTTAAGAGCAGGAAAAAAAGGATTATACATTCAAGATTTGCAAAAGGCTCAATGGTATTTAAACAGAGAAATTTCAAAGGTTAATAAATACGAGTAGATTCATTAATAATAGCCATAGCATTTAGTTGTGGCTATTTTTGTTGCATGAAAACAAGACAAGAAATTATTGCTGATTTATATATTTCGAAAGAAGTAAAAAATACCTTGTCAAAAATGCAACCTGCTTCAATTCGTGAGGATTTAAAGCAAGAAATATTTTTAATACTTTGCAATCTATCTGAAGAAAAGTTCTGGAATTTAGTCAATAACAATGCGTTAAAATTTTGGTTTGCCAGAACAATGCTAAATTTAATTTACCAGTCAAGACCAAGTGAATCATTTTTTAAGAACTTTAGAGCCAAATTTGAATGCCTTGATGATTTTAATTTATTACCAGATACATTAGGCGAATCAGATGATAATAAAGAAGTAATAGAGCAAACATTAATTAAACTTGAAAATTCAGTTAATGAATTGCATTGGTATGAAAAAGGAATACTTGAAATTTATATTGATTGCAAGATGAATCAAAAAAAGGTATCAAGAGAAACAAAGATACCTTATATGTCAATTGTAAGAACTATTACTACAATTAAAGATAAAATTAAAAACGATTTAAAATGATATACTTTTTAGCATCAATTGCTTTTGTATTGTTTTGGGAAATGAATCATTTATGGCATCCATATTTGAAGTTTAAGCCATTTAATTGCGTTCCTTGTCTATCAGTATGGGTAGCATTATTATTGTGCTTTATAAATAAAGAAATTGTAGAAGTTATTTTTTATTGCTTTAGTGCTGGAGTAATAGCACCATTGCTTAAACATTGGTTAAAGTTATGACAGTTGAAGAACTTAAATTTATAGAAGACAATATTGAAAATTTCGCTGCAATCAATGATGGATATTGTAAGCACATGGATCATAATATTTTAGGTGCTTATGAAAGCATTTATAGAAGCAATCTGGATAAACATTTTGTACTTACCAAATGGTGTGGACATTGCGTATTTGATATGATGCTACGATTAAGAAACTATTACGAAGAAAATAAACCTAAAAAATAATGAGAATACTTGCAGTTGGTGATCGTAGTTCTGGTGTAACTTACCATCGTTTGGCATTACCATTGTCAATCATGAAAAAGGATTATTGTTTAATTACTGATGTTATAAGCGAAGAATTATTAAAAGAAAAGCAATTTGACATTGTAGTTATTAATCGTTTTTATAATAATGAGCCATTGCAAACAATCATGGAGTGGAGGCAAAAGTATGGCTTCAAACTTATTGTTGATATTGATGATTATTGGGTTTTGTATGAGCAACATCCATCACAGAACGCTTATCGAAAACTTGGAATTACTGGAGTAATTACTTCTTACATTCGAATGGCAGATTTAGTTACTTGTACGCATAATCGTTTAGCTTTAGAAATTAAAAAAATTAATCCAGAGGTATACGTTTTACCTAATGGATTACCATTTGATAAAGACCAATTCATAGATACTAAATTAGATCACGACAAAGTAAACATTGTACATACTGGTTCAATCATGCACTTTGCAGATATTAAGCAAATCAAAAGTGATATGGTTAAGCTTTCTAAATCAAAAGCATTTGTGGAGGCATCAAGAATGGTAGTTTGTGGATGGCATGATTATAACGATTGGCATTGGAAACAAATTGCAGATATTTTAACTGCTAAACAAAAGCTTGATTACCAAGTATTGAATCATTTACCAGTTGAATCGTATATGAATTTTTACAATGAAGCTGATATATTGATAGTGCCATTATTAGATAACAAATTCAATAGAATGAAATCTAATTTAAAAGCTTTAGAAGCAGGTGCTAAACGTATACCTATTATGACTTATAAAAAGCCACCATACGATGATATACCAACTTGTTTCTTTGTTGATGATTGGGAGAAAGATTTAAAACGTATGGCATTTTCAAAGCAAATGCGTGTTGATTTTGGAGAAGCAAATGCTGAATACGTTCGTAAGCATTATGATATTTTCAAAATTAATGAAGAAAGGTATGCTATTTATAATAAACTAATAAGCAAATAATTATGCCAGTAATAAAGTGTAACAACGGAAAATGGAGAATCGGTAGTGGCGATTGTATTTACGATACAGAAGAAAAAGCAATAGAAGTTTACCAAGCTATTTTAGCAGGTGGTGAATTTGTCGTAGATTCTCGCAAAGTTTCGTTTGATTTTGATGATACACTTTCAACTCAAAAAGGTCAAGATATAGCTTTACGTTTAAAAAGAGAAGGTAAAACTTTATATATCATTACTCGTAGACAATCATCAATGAGTGGTGAAGTGTTTAAAGTAGCTGATAAGATTGGTATTCCACATTCGAGAGTTTATTTTACAAATGGTAAAATGAAATGGGAAACAATTAAACGATTAAATATTGGCATTCATTACGATAATAATCAAGATGAAATTGATTTAATAAACAAAAACACACAATGCCGAGCGATAAAGTTTTAGTAGCAACAGATAAAGAGTTTTTTTATCATGAGGTATCTACTGGTGTAACACCGGAGAACACGAACTATTATAACTTAATGGATAATGTGGCACAAAATATTTCATTACTTGCCAAAGATGTTATTGAAATTGGTGCAGGAATGGGAACACTTGGGGAATGTTTATTAAAAAGAAATTGTTCTTATTATGGTATTGAACCAAATATTTATCATCGACAATTTGCGTTAAATAGAAACGTTGAATTACATGATTTAGGTGATTATCCTTCAAAGTGTGATTTGATTGCCACGATTGAAGTATTTGAGCATTTAACTGATAGACAAATAAACGATTATATGTCAAGTATTGAAGCAAGATATTTATATTTTTCTTCAACACCATATCACACAACACCAGAGTTTGATGCTTGGTGGGGACACATCAATATCAAACAAGAAGAAGAATGGATTTCATTGTTTAGCAAATTTGGTTACAAACTAATTGCAAAGCCAATGATGCCTACTGAATGGACTTTAGTTTTTGAACATGAAACCATATAAAAATATTGACCATGAAGAAATGATGCAATGGGCAGAAAAGTACATTGATCATTGCCTTGAATCTACTAAAGAAGTTGCAACTGCAGGTGGTGTTAAAACAATTCGTGAAAGACATTTACCTACAATCAGTTATTTTCTTTTAATTTGGCTACCAAGACAAGGTCAACACTTATACAAACGAACTGCTTACTATTACGCATTAAAAGATGATAAGAATCCTAATCATCAATTAGTAAAAGAAATAGATGAAATGTTTCGTGCATTAGCAGCAGACATTGTAGCCAACGAAGGTAAAGGTGCGTTTTACGCAAAGAATCTTCTTGGATGGACTGACAAACAACAAACCGATGGTAAACAAGAGATAGTTGTTACCTATGAGCAAAAAGATACAAATCAAACTTCCGAAGGAACATAGTGGGCAATTACAAATCCTAAATGAAGCTAAACGTTTTAATGTAGTAGATTGTGGTCGTAGATGGGGTAAATCCGTTATGGCTACTAATCTATTGGCTAATTGTGCAATAAAAGGATTACCTGCAGGTTATTTCACACCAACCTACAAACTTCTAAACGAAACATTCAATAATTTATTGCTGATTCTTGATCCTATTATTAAACGTAAAAATGATAATCAATTTATTGAACTTATTACTGGTGGTAAGATTGAATTTTGGTCATTAGAAAATGAATTAGCAGGTCGTTCAAGAAAATATCAATTACTTATAGTAGATGAAGCTTCATTTACAAAGAATCTTTGGCAACGATGGACTGAATCACTTCGAGCAACATTGTCAGATTTGCGTGGTGATGCTTGGTTTTTTTCAACACCAAAAGGGAAAAATGATTTTTACAAATTATATGTTCGTGGCTTAAATCAAGAAAATGGATGGATGGCATGGAAAATGCCTACATCTACAAATCCATTTATACATCCAGATGAAATTGAAGATGCTAAACGAGATATGCCGTTTGATGCTTTTGCTCAAGAATACATGGCAGAGTTCAATGAAAATGCGAGTAATCCATTCGGTAGAGATAATATTGAAAAATGTATTAAACCTTTGAGTTTAAATGCAACTCAATGTTTTGGCATAGATTTGGCTAAATCAAGCGACTGGACTGTTATCATTGGACTTGATGCGTTTGGCGATGTCTCTTATTTTGATAGATTTCAAAATGATTGGGGAACTACAATGGCAAAAATTAAAGCTTTGCCAAGATTGCCAATGTTGATAGATTCTACTGGTGTTGGCGATCCAATCGTAGAACAACTTCAAACAAGTGGTCTTGATGTGGAGGCATTCAAATTTACTTCTACTTCAAAGCAAGAATTAATGAAAGGTTTACAAGTTGCTATTCAACAAGGAACTATTGGCTACCCAGAAGGAATAATCGTTAATGAACTTGATGTATTTGAGTTTCAATATAGCGTTAATGGTGTTAAATATTCTGCACCAAATGGATTTCATGATGATGCAGTTATGGCTTTAGCTTTAGCAAATCGTAAGAAAGTTTTCAATGTTGGTAGTGGCAGATATTCTTTTAGTTAAAATTACTATTTATATATGATGACATGGAATGATATTAGTGTGTGGCAATGGCAACAATTACAAATGTTGCACCTTAAAAAAGATGCTGATTCTACTGATTTAGATTTAGCAGTTAAGGCATTGTGCATACTAAAAAATTATAGCGAAGAAGAAGTTGATTCTTTTTCTTTAGAACGTTTAAGGGTTGAATTAAAATCAATTGATTTTTTTACAAACTCACAACCAGAGCCAAAACCAGTTGATGTCATCAAGGTTAATGGTAGAAGGTATCGTTGTATTTATGACATTAGAAATTTACCAACTGCTCGATATTTAGAAACAAAGTATTTTGCAAATGATGTAGTTTTTAATTTACATCGAATAGGTGCTTCAATGGTTTCTCCTATTAAATTTACTTGGAGGGGTTTTAAGGTTTGCAACTATGATGCTTCTAAACATGAGGATTATGCAAATGATTTATTAGAAGCAAAATTTGTTGAAGTTTATGGTTCGGTGGTTTTTTTTTGTCAAGTATTCAAGAACTCGATCGAAAGTTCAAAGGATTATTTGATGAAGGAAATACAGAAGAATCCACAGATGAAGCAAGTAGAGAAGTTGGTGGAAATTTTATGGCAAAATTTGGATGGATTTACCAAGCTACCATCGTTGCCGAGCATGAAAAAATTAAGTTAGATGAAGTTTATCAATTACCAACTATTCAATTTTTGAATGATTTGAGTTATTTGAAAGCTAAAAGTGCTTATGAAAGTGATCAAATAAAGAAGTTAAAGAATGGATAATGTTGAACAAGTACTTACTGAATATGCAGTTAGGTTTTTAAAACTTGCACAACAAACTATTTCTAAAGCGAAAAAGATAGATTTAGGTAATTTAATGGACATGCAAGTTAGTGCAGTCGAAAAAAAGCCTAATTCTTATTCAATAACTATTGGTTATGATAAATCTAATCCTGCTTCAAAGTATTACGATTATGTAGATAAGGGTGTAAAAGGAGTTAAAAATAAATCAAAAGCACCTGGTTCACCATATCAATACAAAACATTAAAAGTAGGAAGTGAATTTACAAAAGTTATTATGGCTTGGTATATAAGGCATAAAAACTATATTAGAAAAGAAACACAAGTAAAGAATTTAAGTGCCTTACAACAAAAAAGAAAGACATTAGCACAAGTAAGTGAGAATGATAGAATTAAATCAATTTCTTATTTAACTGCTCGTAAAATAAAACGAGAAGGTTTAAAACGAATTGGTTTCTTTTCAAATAATATTGATAAGGTATTCAATGACAAATTTAAACAAGATTTGGCAAAGGCAATAGGGCAAGAAATAGTAGTAAGTATAAAAGATACATTAAATGGCAATAACAATCAAAAGTAGTCCAAGTGCTTATTCTTCAGCAAACAAAGGATTATATCATGTTGTAACAAGTAGTAATTCAACACAACCTAATTTCAAATTTGTGTTTGATGTGCTAATAAATAATATTACGATTGCTTCAATCAAGCTTTTTGCAGATAGTGGAGGCTATGGAGTTTTTGATGCAACTGAAATAATTCGCCAATACTTTCAAACTGGATTCATAAGCAATGCTTCTGGTATCACAATGAATAATTATGATTTTATTTCTTGTACGTATAAAATCAATTATGGTGAAGAATATGGTGGAACAACATACACCAATTTAACAAACGCAACAACTACTGTTTACAATTACGTTAACGATCCATTCTTAAATGGTATTTCAAGCTTTCAAAACAAGTTTTTGACTAATAGAGATAAAAACAATATTGAAGTAGGATTTGGTGAAAACTACTACATAACTTATTTTAATACTTCATTATCAAACGTTACTGCTACCATTCAAAAAATTAATTCAGATGGTTCAAATGATGGCTATTCAGTTACAACTTCATCACTTGGAAGTGCAAGAAGTATTTTAATGAATTTTTGTGCTACTAACATAAACACAAGTGTTGGTAGTTCATTTATTACTTCTTCAACGTATGGTTATAAAGTAACAATTGGAAGTGATACGATTACAATTGTACATGTTTGCAATACAAGATTTAATAATTGCAACATGGTATTTTTAAATATGCTTGGTGGTTATGAAACATTTACTTTTAGATTAGCATCAAGAAGAAAGAAAAATGCAGAGCAATTTACTTATTCGATTCCAGAATATATACGAAGTGGTGATAATATGATTACATCAATTAATGGTGTAACTTTTGGTGGTAAGCGTTCTTATGGAATTAATACTACAACTTCATATACTGCAGTTTCTGATTATCTATCAGAGCAAGATTACAATTTAGGTGCTGAAATTATTACATCACCTGAAACGTATTTTCAAATTGGTGCTTTATACTATCCAATGATTTTAAAACAAACTAATTGGACTCAAAAACTTCAAAGTACAGATAAAATCTTTAACTATGAATTTGAGTTTGATTTATCTTATAATTTAAGAAGCCAAATTAGATGATTACAGAATTATTTGTCGAAGATGTTAGATTGGATTTATTCGATGATATTGGATTCGATTTAAACTATCAAATAGATGATATTAAAGACTTTTCAGCAAGGAATACAAGCTATTCTAAAACTATTACTATTCCAGGCAATGCGAATAATAATAAGCTTTTTGGTCATATTTATAACATTAGTGCTGCAAATAATTATTTCAACTCTAATCCTGATCTCCCGAATATTGGCTACAATTTCGATCCTTCACGACAAGCTTCTGCAAAAATATTCATAAACAAAATTCAAGTTTTTAAGGGTGTACTTCGTTTACTTGAGGTGCAAGTTAAAAATGGAATGATTACATATGAGTGTGCAGTATTTGGTGAACTTGGTGGGTTTGTTAATGATATTGGAAAGCTTCTAAATAACAAAACTAAATTAGAAGATTTAGATGTTTTTAATCAATACAATAAAGAATGGAATTATGCTAATATAGTAGCATCATGGAATGCTTCAAATGTTGCTCAAGGAAAAGGAGTTGTTTTTCCATTAATTGATTATGGTCAATGTAAAAGTGGAAGTGGAGGCGATTATCATTTGAATGCTTTTAGACCTGCATTTTTTGTATATGAAATAATTGATGCGATTATTACGAAAGCAGGTTACACCTACGATTCGCAATTTTTAAATGGTGATTTCTTTAAGACTTTAATAATTCCAAATAATCGTGCTAATCTTGAGCAGATTAGAAAAGACTTATTAGCAGTTGGTAGTGGAAGTTCAATTTCAAGTAGTGCTTCTCTTCCAATGAGTAATGTAATTACTTTGAATTTATTTACAAATAGTGGTAATACCGATTTTGCTTTTACTGGTTCTAATGGAACTATTGGTAGAGTAAAATTAAAAGGAACTTATAATCTTACTACTCCTGCAACGACTACAATTACTCTTTATAAAAATGCAAGTGTTATTGCCACTGAAACTACTACTTCAGATTATAATAATAGATTAGTTACATTAGATTGGGACTATGCAACTACTTTAAATACTGGTGATAATTTATCAATTGGTGTTACAATTAGTGCAGTAGATCCATACAACTTTTCATTTGACCATGATTTAGAATTAGATTTTGTATCTGATTATGCACAAGCTTCAGTTGCTACTTCTGGAGTTATGTTAAACATGCAAAATTTACTACCAAAAGGAATTGAGCAAAAAGACTTTTTCTTGTCAATTTGTAGAATGTTTAATTTATATGTTTTTGAAGACAGAAACAAAACGAAACATTTAAAGATTGAACCATTTGTTGATTTCTATGATTCTACTGGTTTTATTAATATAGATACAACACAAGATTTAGTATTGCATGGCGAAACTGGAGATCCTACTGGATTAGTATATCTATATAACCAATGGTCTAAAGCATTAGATTGGTCTAAAAAGGTTAATAGCGATACTGATATGAAAATTAAGCCAATGAGCGAGTTAAACTCAAGGTTCTATAAATTCATGTATGAGCAAGATGAAGACTTCTACAATGATTCATATTTTAAAAGGTACAATCAAACATATGGTGATAGATTATTTGATACTAAATTTCAATTTTCAAATGATACAACAGAAGTTAAAGTAATTTTTGCACCTACTGTTTTAGCATCAAGAAGTGGTGATACTAAATTAGCATCACAAATATTTAAAGTTGATTCAAATAACGTTGAAGTTCCTTTTGATTCTAAAATAAGAATATTGCAATACAAATATATTGCTGATACACCAAGCTTTGCAATTAAAGAAGTTTATCCTAATACTTCTACAACACTTGGAACACCAACAACTTATGGTTATTGTGGTCATTTAGATTCACCAACATCGCCAACTAAAGACTTAAATTTTGGTGTGCCTAATGAATTAAGATTTACTTTAAATACATCTTATCCTACTGCAAATTTATTTACTACAAATTGGGGTTCTTATTTAGCTGAAATCATTTCGAAGGATTCTAAATTAGTTACTTGCTATTTATATTTGACAATCGCAGATATTTATGCTTTAGATTTTTCTAAACTTATTTTCATAAATAACGCATTCTTTAAGATTAACAAAATCATTGATTTTAATCTATTAAGAAGTCAGACAACGCAAGTAGAATTATTAAAAGTTATTGAATTAACATATAATTAATGGCAAACGAGGTAGTAGGTATTGATATAAAAGCTGATGTTCGAAGTTTAAGAACACAGATAAGAGAAGCAACACAAGAGTTTGCAAGATTACAAAATACGGCAGGTGCATCATCTAAAGAAATTGCTGATAGTGCAAAACGAGTAGCTGAATTAAAAGATAGGTTAGCAGATGCTCGTTCTACTATTGATGCTTTCAATCCTGATCAAAAATTCAAAGCTTTTAGCCAATCTATTCAAGGTGTAGCAGGTGCTTTTGCTTCTGCACAAGGTGCTTTAGGATTATTTGGTGCTGAATCAGAAAATCTACAAAAACAATTACTTAAAGTTCAAAGTGCTTTAGCATTATCTGAAGGATTAAACACAGTTCTTGATAGCGTACAAGGATTTAAAAACCTTGCATTAGTGATTAAAACTAATGTTATTGGTGCATTTACTACTTTGCGTGGTGCTATTATAGCTACTGGAATTGGTGCTTTAGGAGTTGCATTAGCTTATGTAATTGGTAATTTTGAAAAAGTTAAAGAAGTAGTTTTAAAAGTAGTTCCAGGTCTTTCAAAAGTTGGTGAAGTAATTGGTTCAATTGTTGAAAATGTAACTGATTTTGTTGGAATTACTTCAGAAGCTGATCGTGCTTTAGACAAATTTAGTGCTAATTCTAAAAATAGAAGAGATACTTACGAAAACGAGTTAAAAGTTATGGAGGCACAAGGTGCCTCTGAAAAGGCTTTAGCTAATAAACGTAAGCAAATCATTCAAGAAGACATTAATTTACTTGTTGTAAAGCAAAAGAATGGCAAACAATTAACTGAAGAAGAAGTAAAACAACTTCGTGATTCAAGAAATGAGTTATTAGTTATTGATGCTAAATATCGTAAGTCTGTTTTAGACCAACAGGCTAAATCACAAGATGAATACAATAAAAAACAAGAAGAAGAAACTAATAAATTTGTTGAACAAGCTAAACAAAGAAACGAAAAAATCAATGAAATTGGTCTTTCTTTTTTAGATGAGCAAGAACAAAAATTAGTTAAGTTAGCCGATAACTATCAAAAAGAATTAGAATTATTAGGAGATAATTTAGAAGCTAAAAAATTATTACAAGAAAAATATTCTAATGATTTTATGAGCATAGTTAAGTATGAAAATACTAATTATGTAAAATCAAAAGAAGCTACAAATGCAAAAGAATTTGATTATAAATTAGCTTTAATTAATCGAATTGAAAAAGTAAATAAAGATTTTGCTAAAAGAGATGTAGATATTTCTAAAGTTACTACGGCAGCAAAAGTTGCAATTGTAGGCGATGCTTTTGGTATTTTATCTGGAATGGCAGAACAAGGAACTGCATTGCAAAAAGGTTTAGCTTTAGCACAAGTGGCAATTGATACTGGAGTTGCAATTTCTGGTTTAACTGCCTCCACTTCAGCACCATCACCAGACAACTTGGCAACTGGAGGAATTAGTGGTTTTGCTAAATATGCTGCTGGTATCATTAAAATATTGGCAAATATTGCACAAGCTAAAAATATTATATCAAGTGCAAGTACAAGTTCAAGTGCAAGTAGTTCAACTCCAAATGTAGAAACTGCTGCCCCTATTATTCCACAATTTCAACAAGCATCTACTGTTAATTTAAGTAGTGAAACAATGAATAAAATGAATAATGTCGCAGTTCGTGCTTATGTAGTTGAAAGTGATATTAGCAATTCACAACAAAGAATAAAAAGATTAGAAAATTCAGCAACATTTTAGATATGGAATTACCAATTTATAAATTAGAAATTAGCGACAATATCAATGATGATGTTGAAGTAGATTTTGTAGCATTAGTAAATAGACCTGCAATTGAAAAGAATTTTATGGCTTTTGCTGAAAATTCATTTAGTAATTATCCTGATTCAGTTAGTAATAATGCTAAAAAAGCTTTAGAATGGGCAGATGAAAATGGATGGGGATCATGTGGCACTAATGTAGGTAAAACTCGTGCTAATCAATTAGCAAATAAAGAACCAATATCTTACGATACAGTTCAAAGAATGTATTCATATTTATCAAGACATAAAGTTGATTTAGATAGTTCTAAATCATATGAAGATGGATGTGGAAAATTAATGTACGATGCTTGGGGTGGTGAAGAAGCATTATCTTGGTCTCAAAGAATCATCAATAAACAATCATTTGCTATCCAAAGTGAAGAACAACAAATAGCATCTGGACCATTGATGTTAGCAGATACACCAATTTATCGTAATGATAATGGCAAAGAATACTATGTAGTTTTTCCAAAAGATACCATTAGAAAAATTGTTTTAAAATTCTTTAAGAAAGGTTATCAAAGCAATGTTAATTTAATGCATGATGCTTCTCAAGCAGTTGATGGAGTTACAATGTTTGAATCTTGGATAACTGATTCTAATCGTGGAATATTACCAATGCAAGGTTTTGAGGATGCACCAGATGGATCATGGTTTGGTTCTTTTAAGGTTGAAAATCAAGATGTTTGGAATAAAATTAAAAGTGGTGAATTTAAAGGATTTAGTGTTGAAGGATTCTTTAACTATAAAAAAGAAGCACAACCAATGAGTGTTGAAGAATCACTATGGAATCAAATCGTAGATGTTCTTTCTCAAGTTAAATGATAAAGTATTAATTAATTATTTATTTATAAACAAAAAACAATATGACATTTAAAGAAGCAATTGACAAAATCAAAGTGATGCTTGAGGAAAATCAAGCTGAAACTGTTGAGCAAGTTGATGCACCTTCAAATGAGCTTAAATTTGAAACATACGATTTAAAAGATGGTTCAAAAATTGATTTAAGTGCATTAGAAGTTGGTGCTGATGCCATGTTGGTAGATGAATCTGGTAATGGTAGTCCTGCACCATCTGGCGAATATGAATTAGCTGATGGTACAATGGTTTCTGTTATGGATGGAAAAGTTGAAGGAATTGAAACACCTGAAGCTGAATCACCAATGGTGGAAGAAGAAATGGGAACTGAAGAAGTAAACAAATTCGAAACAATGAATGCAACTATTGAGTATTTACAAGCTGAAAATGAAGCTTTAAAATCAAAAGTTGAATCATTAGAAGGTAAATTTAAAGAAGGTTTTGCAAACGTAGCTGAAGCATTAGAGAAGTTATCTAACATTCCAAGTGCTGAACCTGCACAAGAACCAAAAGCTAAATTTGCTTTAGTAGAATCAAAGGATTCAAAAATCAATAGATATTTAGAGTTAGTTAAAAATTTAAAATAAAATAAACATGGCATTTGATGTATCAAGTTTGGCTAATTATACCAAACAAAACGCACAAGAGTTAGTTGTTTCAGCAGTATTAGGTGCTAAAACGGCTCAATTAATTAAAACTTCAGGTAACGTAATTCCAGGCATTAAGTCTTCACAGACTATTAACGCAATGGATACTGATGCTTTCTTCCAAGATGGTTCTGCATGTGGATGGAATGCTTCTGGTACTACTACTTATTCTCAAAGAACTTTGACAGTTGGTAAAATCAAAGTACAAGAGGCTTTATGTCAAAAAACTTTAGAAACTAAATATTTGCAAGAAGCTTTACCTGCTGGTGGAACTTATGATTCTTTAGTATTTGCTCAACAATATTCTGATCGTAAGGCTCAAATCATTGCAAAACAATTAGAGACTGCTATTTGGCAAGGTGATACTGCTTCGGCAAATGGTAACTTAAACAAGTTTGATGGTTTTGTTAAATTGATTGCTGCTGCTTCAGCTTCAGTTATTCATGCTAACACTTCAACTTATTATGGCACTCCATTGGCTGCTTCTGCAGGTTACACTACTTCAAATATCTTGAACGTAATGGATGCTATTTACAAAGCTATCCCTGCTGAAATTATCGCTAAAGATGATGTAGTTATTGCAGTAGGTATGGATGTATTCAAGTTGTACACAATTGCATTGAAAAATGCTAACTTGTTTGCTTACAACTTCGATGGTAAAGCAGATTCTGAATTTACATTACCAGGTACTACTATCAAGGTAATTGCATTACAAGGTTTAAATGGTACTAACAAGATTTACTCTACTAACTTGAGCAACTTGTTCTTGGGTACTGACTTAATAAATGAAGAAGAGCAATTCTCAATCTTCTATGCTCAAGAGGCTATGGAAATGAGATTTGCAGCAGATTTCAAGATGGGTGTACAATTTGCATTCCCAACTCAAATCGTTGACTTCATTTTAGCTTAATAATTCTGGGTAGGCTATTAAGTTAGCCTACCTTACACCTTAAAAAGAATAAAAATATGGCATTAGCATCATGTGCATTAACACAAAGCTATACATTAGATTGTAGAGATTCTTTAGGTGGCATAACAGAAGTATATTTCATCGAAGCAGCAAACGTTACTTCAGTAACTGAATCAAGTGCAGGTGGAACTATTACTGCAATTACAAAAGCAAGTGGTAAAGTATTTCGTAAGTATGAATTAGTTCCAGGAACTTCTTCATTAACTGAAAACGTAAATGCTAACTTGCAAAACGGTACAGTCTTTTATGCACAAGAATTATCTATTATTCTAAATAAGCTTCAAGCAAATACAAGAAATGAAATCTTGTTATTAGCAAAGAATAATTTAAAAGTAGTTGTCGGAGATAATAACGGCAAGTATTGGTATCTTGGCAGAGTAAACTCAATGACATTATCAGGTGGTAATGGTACAACGGGTACTGCTAATGGAGACCGTAGTGGTTACACTTTAACTTTTGCAGGATCTGAAAAAGAACTTGCACCAGAAGTTTCAAGTTCAATCATTGCAGGTCTAACGGCATAGGGTTTGTTGTTTGGGTAGTGATAGAGGGGGTGGCGATTGCCATCCCTTTTTTTATACAATTTATTTAATTTGCTATTTATATTTGATGATACATTTAACAAAAGGTAATACGGATAGAGTAATTTTAACATTGACAGAGAAATGTCAATTGACTTCACCTAATTATTTATTTGTATTTACATCAAGAGAAGACCAAACAATTGTTAAATTTGTTATATTAAACAACGCAGATTTATCAACAAGTAAAGTACGATTTAATCAATTCAACATAGTTACTAATACTTATTTTGCTAATAGTAAAAGTGGTGAATTTGAATATCAAATTTATGAGCAAACAAGTTCAAGTAATTTAGATCCAACACAAGCAAGTGGATTGGTAGAAGTTGGACAAATGTCTCTATCAGATGGTTCTAATTTTGCATTTACACAAAGAAATACTACCAATACATTTAAGGTAAGAGAAATATGAATGATTTAATATTTTTAAATTTTGCAGAAGCTAAAAAACCCGAATACAAAGAAAAGAAAGGTGCAGGTAATGGCTACATGGAATTTGGAGAAGCAAATGATTATCCAAACTATTTAGTTAGTTTGTACGATAATAGTGCAAAGCATAATGCAATTGTAAAAGGAAAAGTCAATTATATTTCTGGTAATGGATTTAAAGTTAAAGAAGGTGTTGATCCAATAGCAGAACAATTCATCGCTCAAGCAAATCCAAGCGAATCACTTGATGAAGTAGCAAAAAAAGTAATTACTGATATTGAAATATTTGGTGGTTCATATTTGCAAGTTATTTGGTCTGTTGATGGTAATAATATTGCAGAAATCTATCATAGCGATTACACTAAATGGAGAACTAACAAAGACAACACACAATTTTGGTATAGCGAGGATTGGAAAAATAACAAAGTTGAAAAATCAGTATATAACGCATTTAATACACAAGTAAGAACTGGTTGTCAAATTCTTTATATCAAAGAATATAGACCAAATTTGAATGCTTATTCATTGCCTGGTTATTTTGGTTCTTTAAATTACATTGAATCAGATATCGAAATATCAAAGCATATTTTAGGTAATGCACAAACTGGATTCTCTGCATCTAAAATGATTACTCTTCCAAATGGAGAGCCAACAGATGATGAGAAACGACAAATTGAACGTAAATTTACAAATCGTTTTACTGGTAGTGATGGTAAAAAATTTATTCTTTCATTCGTTCAAAGTGCAGATAGAAAACCTATCATTGATGATTTAGGGGTAAGCGATATTACAAAAGAAGATTTCCAAAACGTAGATAAGTTGATTCAACAAAACATCTATGCCGGGCATCAAATCACAGCACCAGATTTGTTTGGCATCGCAACTCCTGGTGCTTTAGGTCAAAGGCAACAAATGCGTGATTCTTATGAAATATTTAAGAACACTTATGTTAATGATAAACAAAGACAAATTGAGCAAGTATTTAGCAATTTAGCTAAATTAAGAGGTGCAACAAGTGAATTAGTTATAGTTCAAGTAGAGCCAATAGGAATTGAATTTAGTGAAAATATAATCACTCAATTTGCACCTAAAGAATGGATTTTAGAAAAATTAGGAATTGATAGTTCAGAATTTAATCCAGATCCTACCATTGTAGAACCACAACAAATGAAAGCATCATTTAGCGATGATGATGTAATTAACTTATTTGCTAATTGTGGTGAAGATAAAGAGCAATATCAAATTTTTCAATCAAGAGAAGTTTTTAGCAATGTAGCTAATGAAAGTGAGGAGGCTATGCACATGGAATTTGCAGAGCAATCATTAACACAATTAGAATCTAACATAGTAGATTTAATTTCAAAAGACAAACGCATTAGTCCAGAAACAATAGCCTCCACACTAAAGGTAGATATTGGTATAATTGAAAAAGTTTTAAGTGGTTTAGAAAGCAAAGGTATTTTGGGTGGTAAAACTGGTGAAAAACGAGTGTTAAAACCATTGCGTGAATTAAATGCACCAAAACCAACTACTACAACTTTTCAAATCAAATATTCTTATGAATGGTTAAGTTCTATTCCATCATCACAAAGAGATAGTGCTAATCATCCATCAAGAGAATTTTGTCGTAGATTAATGAAATTGAATAAATTATATTCAAGAACAGAAATTGAAGCAATTAGTGCAAGATTAGGCTATTCAGTTTTTGATCGAAGAGGTGGATGGTGGACAATGCCTAATGGAGAACATTCTCCATCTTGCAGACATCGTTGGTTTTCACAAGTAGTAATTAAAAAAGGTTAAGATGAGAAATACATTATTCATCGGTGCAACAACAATTAAAGAACGTACTGCAGTTCATTCAAATATTGATGATAAATCAATTATGAGTGAGATTAAAACTGCTCAAGATATGTATATATTACCTGCTCTTGGTTCTTCACTTTATTCAAGATTACAAGATGGTATTGAAAACAATAATTTGACCTTGCAAGAAACTGCATTATTGGATAACTATGTTACCGATACATTGGTTTACTTTGTATTAAGCGAATTGCCAGTAGGTTTATCTTATCAATTTTACAACAAAGGTTTAGTTCGTAAATCAAGCGATAATACAGATGTTCCTTCTATGACTGAATTAGTTGATGTAGCTAATCGTTTTCGTTCAAGAGCCGAGTTTTACAAGCAACGTTTAATTAAGTTTTTAAGAGCAAATATAAATACGTTCCCAGAGTATGCTAATCCTGGTGCAACAATTGATACAATTATTCCAGAACGTGATGGATATCAAGCTTCAATGTGGCTTGGTGATGAAAACGATTGTAGAATACCATTAGAGAAACGTTATCAAGGTAAATACGGAATTTGTTAATATGCCTAAAGATTATTCAAACAAAAACATACAAAAGCTAAAAATTTATTTAGAAAGAAATGGCAGTAAAACAATTGACATTAAATCAAACAATAAAGCTAATAAAGGACATAGCTTTAAGCCATTATCAAATAAATAGTGTTTATTTTGGCGATGTTTGGGAGTTTTTAGCACAACCAGACAATACTTATCCTGCAATGTTTTATTCATTGACTGGTGCTTCTATTACTGAAAGAAATCTTGATATGAGTTTTTCTTTCTTTTTTCTTGATAGACAACTTCAAAATGAAGATAATGAAAATGAAGTTTTAAGCGATCAACTTCTAATTGCTCAAGATATTTATGCAATGATGAAATCGCCTAAATTTTCATGGGAAATGGGAACTTCAGCAACATTAAAGTTTTTTACAGAAAACGAAAAAGATTATTTAGCAGGTGTAAAAATGGAATTAACTATTACTTATCCATTCTTGGCAGATAGATGTCAAGTTCCTAATAATTTTGTTTACCCAAGTTAATTGAACCTTATAAATGGCTAATAAAAGAATAGATGAACTAATATCAAAAGCAATTATAGATGCTAATGATTTAGTTTTTGTTGGAGATCCTCTAACTGGATGGCTTTATAAAGCAACAGTTGCTGATTTACAAGCAGGTGTAACGGGTGGTATTGGTGGAAGTGGAACTGCTAACTTTATACCAAAATTTGCTACTGCAAACACGATTGGAAATTCAACAATATTCGACAATGGAACTTCAGTTGCTATTGGAACTACAACACCAAATGCTTCTTTTAAATTTGTTGTTAATGGCAATGTTAGTTTTGGTGAATATGGCTTAAATACTGGATTTGTTTCATTTGATACAACACCTACTAATACACCAACAAGTGCAGGAACACTTTCATGGAACGATACAGATGGCACTTTAGATTTAAAACTTAAAGGTGGTAATGTAACAAATCAAATTGGTCAAGAAATCAACAAAAGAGTTGTTAATAAAAGTGGTGCAACTTTAAATGAAGCTGATTTCAGAGCCGTAAGAATACGTTTGGTTAGTGAAGGTGGCGCACAAGGTCAAAGATTAGCAGTTGTTTTAGCACAAGCAGATAATGATACTAATAGTGCAACTACAATTGGTTTAGTTACAGAAACAATTGCCAATAATGCAGAAGGTTTTATTACATTAATTGGCGAAGTTAAGGAAATTGATACTACTGGTGCTAAATCATATGGTGGTACAGAAACATGGTCAGATGGTGATATATTATATCTTTCACCTACTCATGCAGGGTACTTAACAAACATTAAGCCACAAGCACCACAACATACAATCGTAATTGGTTTTGTTTCTTATGCTCATGCTATTCATGGTAAAATAGATATTAAAGTAGATAATGGCTATGAATTAGATGAATTACATAATGTTAAAATAAATACATCATTACATAACCAAGCTTTAATATTTAATTCTTCAGACAATACTTGGAGAAATCGTACAATTATTAAAACAGATGGTTACGTTCCTTATTTTGATCAATCAAGTTTATTTTTAGATTCACCATTATATACTAATGGAACTAAAGTAGCAATTGGAACTAATTCATTCATTGGAACTAATTTACTTTCGGTTCAAGGTGGAATTTATAGTGAAGAACACACGATAAATGGAAATTTATTAATTCATTCAAATACATTAAGTGGTAATGCTTTTATTTCTCGTTGGAGTGGAACTATTTGGGATGTAGAACAAACCTTTTATAGCGATCATATCCTTTTCTCAAAAGATATTGAAAGTACAAAATTTACTAAAACTGGTGGTACTTCTGCACAATTCTTAATGGCAGATGGTTCAACTGCAACTACTTCAAGTTTAAGCTTATTAACTGGTCCTGGAACACAAAACTACATAGCCAAGTTTTACGATGCCTCTGGATTAATGATGTACAATTCACAATTGTATGATAATGGCACAAATGTAGGTATCGGAACAACTAGTCCATTTAAGAAATTCACTGTTCAAGGTGGTGCAATAAGTGTGTATTCATCATCAACTAATTATGGGTTTATGGATACATCCAATAACTCATTTAGTTTTACTTCTGCAAATGGATTTTATTTTGTTGCAAATAATATTGGAACAGTAGCTTCAACTTATGTCGATACAACTGGTAAATGGGGTTTTGGTGTAGGTACGCCATCATATAAAGTTGATGTAAATGGTGATGTAAATACAAATGGTATTTATCGAATTAGTGGTTCGCCTCTAAGCACTACAAATATTGCTGAAGGTACAAACTTATACTTCACATCTAATCGTGTCTTAGGTCAAGTATTAACTGGCTTAAATTCTTCGTTATCAGGTACAATGTTAGCTACTGATTCTTTAATTGAAGGATTAAGTAAAGTACAATACCAATTAAACAATAAAGAAGGATTAATAACGGCAGGAACAACTGCTCAATACTGGAGAGGGGATAAAACTTGGCAGACATTAAATACTTCTGTTGTACCTGAAGAAACTAATCTATACTACACAGATGCTCGTTCAAGAAGTGCAATTAGTAGTTCAGCAACTGGATTAACTTATACAAGTGGTACTGGTGTATTTAGCTTAACGGCAGGGTATGCAATTCCTACTACTTCTGCTTTAGGTAATTATGATACTGCTTACAATCGTAGCTTAACTGCAGTGGCAGTTAGTGGTACAACAACAAAGACTATCACTTTAACAAAGCAAGATGGAACAACATTAACTGCTTCGTGGAGTGATTATGATACTGCACCAGTTACTTCTGTATTTGGTCGTACTGGGGCAATCGTAGCAACAAGTGGAGATTATACTACTGCACAAGTTACTGAATCAGGAAACTTATATTATACAGATGCAAGAGCAAGAGCAAGTGTTAGTGCAGGAACGGGAATAAGTTATAATTCAACTACTGGTATTATTTCTTATAGTGGAACTGTTTATACAGATTCTTCTATTCGTGCTTTATTTTCAGCAGGAACTGGTATTTCTTATAACAATACAACTGGTGTTATAGCTTCTACAATAACGCAATATACAGATGCTATGGCTCGTGCTTCTTTGTCATTTACGGCAGGAAGTGGTGCTTATAATAGTACAACTGGTGTTATTACTATTCCAACTAATACTTCACAATTAACGAATGGTGCAAACTTTATTACGTTAGCTTCTTTAAGTGCAAGTAGTCCTTTAAGTTATAATAGTGGTACTGGTGCTTTTAGTATTTTACAAGCTACTACTACAACTAATGGCTATTTAAGTTCAACAGATTGGAATACGTTCAATAATAAGCAGAATGCTTTAGGTTATACTCCAGTACCAACAACAAGAACTTTAACTATTAATGGTACTGCTTATGATTTAAGTGCTGATAGGAGTTGGACTGTTGCAGGAACGATTAGTGGATTGACAAGTGGATATATTCCAAAGGCAACAAGTGCCTCCACGTTAGGGAATAGTTTGATTTATGATAATGGTACGAATGTAGGAATCGGCACAATATCACCAAATAGTTCTTTAGATGTTGTTTCAAATACTAATGCAAATGCAATTTCAATTAGAGCAAGAAGTACAAACGATTATGGAGTTTTAGATTTTAGAAGTAATAATGGTTCTGAAACAATAAGTGAAATATACATTCATAGAACAAGTGCAAATATTGGAAATTTAATATTTAGTACAAATAATGGAGGTACGGCAACTGAAAGAATGCGTCTCACCTCCGCAGGAAATCTTGGATTGGGGACGACATCACCCGAAAGTTTAACAAATCAAATTAGTCTTAGTATAAAAGGTACAAGTTATGCAAGACTTGATTTATATGATTCTACCAACAAAAATATGTATTTGTATGGTGGAAGTGGTTATGCAGTTGTAGGTGCAACAAGTTCAGCAACAAATGGTTTACAATTTGAAGTAAATGGTGCAACGAGAGCAACTATTTCCTCCTCTGGCAACCTTGGTTTAGGTGTTACACCGAGTGCGTGGACAAGTTGGAAAACCCTTCAAATTTCAGGTGGCGCGGTAGTTGCAGGGTATAGTAATAATACAATTTTAGGCAATAACTGGTATTATGATGGGACAGATAGATATTTAGCATCGACTAATGCAAGTATATATCAACAAGCTGGTGGAGTTCATTATTGGTATAATGCCCCTTCAGGCACGGCAGGAACTGCCATCAGCTTTACCCAAGCGATGACTTTGGATGCGAGTGGTAGACTAGGTATTGGTACTACAAGTCCGAGTGGCAGATTGGATGTACAAGCATCAGGATTATCTACATTTAGTTATTATTTTAAAAATTCTAATGGTGGATACGGTGGAGGAATTTATAATACAAGTGGTGTTAATACTCAATTGTATTTAGCTACCTCTGCTGGTACTGAAAATGTTTTATTAAATTCAAGTGGTTCATCTTGGTTAAATGGTGGCAACGTAGGTATAGGTACTACGAGTCCAAGTAGACAATTAGATATAAATGGCAATCTTAGGGTTCAGTCAGGAACAATTGATTTTAGTAATGACTTTAATAACCAAATATGGTCATTGTCAAATAATCTTAATTTCAAAACAAATGGTTCTGAAAAAATGATTATTACAAGTGGTGGTAACGTAGGTATTGCGACAACATCTCCATCTGCTCAATTTCACGTTGCATCAGGTAACGTAGTAATAGGTGGTAATCCTACAACACAATATAAATTTAACGTACAAGGTGTATCAGGTAAATATCTATCATTTTGGACTCCAACAATATCAAGTGCTAATAACAATGGTATAATGAGCCATGATGGTAATGGATTAAGTGGCTTAACACCATTTGGTCATTATGGCAGCTTCCATGTTTTTAATGGTGAGGTAACTGGTGGTGGAATGGTTCAAGTTGCAGGTGATGTAAACATTAGTGGAACATTTAAAGTAAATGGAACACCAATTGGAACTGGTGGTGGTGGGGTATCAGGTAGTGGTAGCACTAATTATCTTGCAATGTGGTCAAGTGCTACTTCATTAACTAATGCACCAATGTATTTTTCTTTATCAACTATCTATATGCAAAATAATATTTACGCAATGACTTCAGCTAACTATTTTGGCACATCAAGTCAAGCGAATAAACTTTTAATTGCAAGACCATCAGATGGTAATTTTAGTGCAACATATGTAGGATTCCATGATGCTAATAATACAAATTTTGGTATAGCTAATAATAGTGGAAATGGAGAAGTTCAAATTTATGCTAACTCTTATGCAGCAATGAAAGTACGTTGGAATACTATTGAATTACCAAATCTTGCTTCAGGTTCAACAGGTAGAGCATTAATGGAATTATATTATGATGCTAACGGATTCGTAAAAATTAAACTATAATAAAAAAAAAATAATATTAAATTTACAAAAACAAACAACAAAAAAATGACAACAACAAAGAAAACTTTTGGAGAATTATTAACTCTAATTACTTATCTAAATGCTTCAGTAAAAGAAGGAAAAACTATTGGTGAAAAGAAATTAGCCATATTTGCTAAAAAACTTCAACCACATTTAGATGCTTATAATGAAAAGTTAGAAGATATTCGTTTAGAGAATGCTTCAGTAGACAAGGATAAGAACTTGTTGCTAAATGACAAAGGTGGCTATTTATATACAAGTGAAGCTACTAAAAAAGTAAACAAAGAAGTAAAAGAATTAATTGCTGAAGAATTTGATTATGAGATGATTCCAGTTAAGCAAAAGATTGATTTAGAAAAATATACTTTTTTGAATGGGTGGGTTACTGGTTTAGATTTTGATATTGAAGAAGAAGAAATAGAATTATAATGGAAATAACTTTTAAATGGATTTGGGAAGCAGGATCATTAGGATCACTTCCAGAAGTAGATGGCAAGAAAGACTATGTAGTAGTCGTAAATTGGAGATATCGTGGTACTTGTGCCGATCCAAGAGATGTAAATCAAGATATCATGGTTGACAAATATGATCAATCTACTTTCAAAGTAGAAGAAGATCAAAAAGATTATATTCCATACGAAGAACTTACTGAAGAAATCATTGTAGGATGGTTAAATTTAGATGTTAATGCTATGGAAGAAAGTTTAACTAAACAAGTGGAGGCGATTTTAAATCCTCCAATCGTTTATCCTCCTATTCCATTTACTTCAAGTTCTAAAAATTAATTGGAAGAGAGATGAATTACGATGACATAATAGTTCCTTCAGTTACTGGTGCATTAGGTGCATTTGTTTCATGGTTAGTTGGGAAGAAGAAAGAGAACGTAGAGATACAAACAAGTGAAATCAGCAATGTGCAAGAAGCTATAAAGATATGGAAAGAAATGGCTCAAGAACTTAAAGAAGAAGTTGCAGAGTTAAAAGAAAAAGTTGAAACTTTAACTACTGAAGTCCATACCTTACGATCGGAAAACATCTCTCTTCGTTCAAAGCTTGGCTTACAAAATGAAGATAACTAAAATTGGTTCAAAAGGATTAGCTTTAATTAAAAACTTTGAAGGTTTTAGAGCAAGTCCTTATTTATGCCCAGCTAATGTGCCAACGATAGGTTATGGTTCTACTTATTATCCTGGAGGACATAAAGTAAAACTAACCGATCCACCAATTAGTGAGCATCAAGCTTCAGTTCTTTTAGAAAATCTATTGCAACCATTTGAAAAAGCAGTAGATTCTTATATGCGAGATGATATAAATCAGAACCAATTCGATGCTTTATGTGCATTTGCATATAATGTTGGTATTAATGCTCTTAAAACAAGCACATTACTTAAAAAAGTAAATGCTAATCCAAACGATCCAACAATAAAAGATGAGTTTATGAAATGGGTAAATGGTGGTGGCAAAAAATTACCTGGACTCGTAAAACGTAGAATGGCAGAAGCAAATCTTTATGAATCAATTTAACATAGCAGAACTAATTAAAGCAATAGCCTTTCTATTGCTTATTTTTTTATTGGTATTTATTACTTCTAAATGCGAAAAAATAGTTAAACAACCAACTACAACTAAACAAGATGAAAAAATTGCTCACATTGATAGTCTTATTATTGAGTTGCCTTATACATTGCCCGAAAGCACTCGCACAATCTTCTTGGACAACTACCAAAAATTCCGTTAGTTATATATGCTTACGTTCAACGTTAGTAGACACTATCATTCATGACTTAAAAGAACGTAAGTTAATGCTTAAAAAAGATTCGCTTTTAATCATCAATAATTCGATTTTAAGAAGCGAAAATAGTATGGTTAATATAAAGACTAATCAACTACAAAAATCGTTGAATATAGAGCAATTTAAAAGGCAACGTAATGGGTGGCAACGTAATGTTTTTATAATCACTACCATAATTGCTACTTACTTATGTATAAAATAGATATTGACTTGGCAAATAAAGATTCTAATGATTCAACTAAAGAAGCTTTAGGTATCATGGTAGATTTGCTTGAAACTATTAATTGTGTTGATGATGTGCCTACATTTTCAATTAAAATGAAATTGCTAAACAATATCGAATTTATAGTCGATAATTTAATGGATAACTACATTCATGGAAAATAAAAGATATGCTGAAATAATCCAAGAAGCTTTACAAGCATACAATCAAGGAACGTTTCAATCACAATCAAGTGCAGCAAGATTTTTCTCTCAAAAATATAATTATGAAAATTGGCAAACCATTCGAAAGGGAATGACTAAATCCAATTTTAATAAACAACATGTTGCCTTACAAAAAGAATGTGAATCAGTAGGTATTCCACATGAAAGAGTTGGTAATTATTGGTACAAGGGAAAACACTTTTCAATTCATGCTTCTAATAAAAAAGAAATAAACTATGAAGAAGTTCGTGATGGTATTATTGAGGCAATGGATTTGCATTCGCCAAAATATACAACTATTGATAGAAAAGAAATAGAAGATGGTCATTTATTGGTCATTGATCCTGCAGATATTCACATTGGTAAACTTGCTACTACATTTGAAAGTGGTGATGAATATAATATCAATATTGCAATTGAACGAGTAAGAGATGGAGTTGAAGGAATTATCAACAAATCAAAAGGGTTTAACATAGAGCAAATAGTTTTAATAATTGGAAATGATATATTACACATTGATTCACCTAAAAGAACTACCACGAGTGGTACACCACAAGATACAGATGGGATGTGGTACGAAGGATTTTTGGAAGCCAAAAAGCTATATGTTGAAATAATAGAACGATTAGTTACATTAGCTAATATTCATGTGGTTTTTAATCCATCAAATCATGATTATATGAGTGGATTCTTTTTAGCAGATGTTATAAAATCATGGTTTAGATTATGCGAAAACATAACTTTTGATACTTCAATTTCACATCGCAAGTATTATCGATATGGTAATAACTTAATAGGATCAACACATGGTGATGGTGCAAAGCTTTCAGATTTACCATTGCTTATGGCTCAAGAAGCACCAGATGCATGGTGTAATACAAAACATCGATACATTTATTCACATCATTTACATCACTACCAAGCAAAAGATATGATAGGTGTATCATTAGAAACATTACGTTCAGCATCAGGAACTGACTCCTGGCATCACCGAAATGCTTATCAACATGCACCTAAAGCAATCATGGGTTTTATTCATCACAAAGAATATGGACAAATTGCAAGATTAAATCATTACTTTTGAGTAAGTTTTCATAGTTAGTTTAGGTTTAGCAATTGAAAAGACCATTTAGTTTCTATTTGGTCTTTTTTGTTAATTGAAATAAAATTTTTTATAAATAATTTTTTTTTATCGAATTAAGTTGTACTTTTACATCAACAAAAACAAAAACTATATGAAAACATTATTTGAAAGATTATCAAAAGAACATCAAGAAGCTTTATTAGCTTATGAGGATTGTGCAATGAAAAGTATAACATTGCGAGATTTACAAAACAACAATTTTGTTTGTAATATATTATTTTTGACAGCATTAAATTTGGATGTAATGCTAAATCTTGGCAAAAATGATTACTTAACTATTTCCCTTTTATTTAACAATGAAAACTAAAAACCCATTCGTATTCTCTGGTTCAGAATCAGACAACGAAATTTTAACTCGTGCAATTATTATTGCACTTATCGTATTTCCTACTTTTTTATGTGCTTATGATTTATCAATTTATCTTTTAAAACTAATACTAAAATGAAAAACTTAATTAAAGATCTTGGAAGCTTCCAAAATGAATGTCCAGTAATTCACAAAGATACTAAAGGACACAATTACACTTATGCAGATTTACCACAAATTTTTTCAATCATTAATCCATTACTCAAGAAGCATAATCTTTGTTTTACACAATTACTTGAAGATGGTGGTATTCGTACAATATTGTTTCATATTCCCTCTGGAGAGCAATTAGAATCTTATACACATATTCCATTAGTTAAACTTGGTAACATGAATGATTATCAAGCTTATGGTAGTGGTATAACTTATTTTCGCAGATATGCATTATCATCTATGCTTGGATTAATTACAGATAAAGATATAGATGCACAAGGTGAACAAGTTCGCCAACAATCAATGAATGGAAAGACTTGGGCAGATGCAATCAATAAGATTAATACCATAGAAGAATTAACTGCATTTTATAACTCAAATAAAGCAGTAATCGATACTAAAAAAGAAGTACTTGACTTATTAACTAAACGTAAACTTGAAT